TATCAAAGGAATTCAGACTTTCACCACTCGTGACAAGGAAACGGGTGAGATTTTGCGTCAACAAGTTCGTGAAAACATTGTCACCACACTAGGGCGTGAGATGCTTGCCAGGCGTATGGCAGGCAACACCACGTACACAGGTGCGGTTGATTATGGTGCATTGGGTACAGATACTACAGTGCCAGCAAATACAGATACAACACTGGGGTCTGAGTCAACACGAGTGACTGTTACTTCCCAGGACTTTGCTGAGAACATTGCCTACATCAGTTTCTTCTTTCCTGCACCTGCTGCTGACATTGGCTACGAAGAGTTTGGCAACTTTGTAGATGGTGGAGCTGGTGCTGATACGGGCCAAATGTTTTCCCATGTACTTATCTCCGGAACACTAGCTACTACTGAAACACTAACGGTTGACTGCCAATACACAATAACCTAGACATATGTCTTCCCAAGAAGTGATTAACTTAAAAAACCAAGTAAATGATCTGGAGGATACAATTGACGATATGAAAAACAATCACCTTCGCCATATTGATATCAAGATTACTGAGATTAAAACTGACCTGAAATGGCTTAAGAAATTCTTTTGGCTAGTTGCTTCAGCTTCCACGGGATCACTAGTTGCATCAGTAATATCACTTATATGAGGTGGCCAATAGATAAGGTTCACATCACCCAAGAGTTTGGTGAGAATCCCTCTATCTATAAACGATTTGGTTTAGCAGGACACAATGGAATAGATTTCCGTACTAGGTTTATTGACACACCAAGAGCTAGGCGATATGTCACAGCAGCACTGGCAGGTAAAGTTATCAATGTGGGTGATCAGGGACGAAAAGGGTATGGCAAGTTCATACGTTTGCAGCACAAGGGCCTCTCACAGACTGTGTACGCCCATCTAACGCGTTTTTATGTAGAAAAGGGCGACCAGGTGCGTGAGGGGGATAGAATTGGCTTAAGCGGTAATACAGGTTTTTCCACTGGCCCACACCTACACTTTGGCTACAGGCCAGAGGAATGGAAGGGCCTTTATGAAAATGGGTTCAAGGGTTACGTAGATCCACTTCCGTACTTGAGAGGAGAGAAGACTAAGAAGAAGGAGATACCTAATCCTGGATTTGCTAAGAAGTGGGCTGGATGGCTGCTTATAGTTCCAGAACTTGGAGGGGAGGTGTGGTATGTCAATCCACTAACTTTAAAAAGATACCGTTTGTCGGGCGGTGTTAGTTCAAAAGATGCTGCTCTACTTGCGCGTGATAAAGCGTGGGTAGGCATGAGCTTTAGGGACATATCTAAGATCCCTGAAGCATAAGAAAACCATATGAAAATCTGGTATAAATCAAAGGGAGTGTGGCTTGGTGTACTCGGAGCATTGATTCCAGTGGTAGACCTGGCTATGGGAACCTTCACACTTACAGCAGGACAATTACAAACTCTGTTGTTCGTAGGTGGTGTCCTCGCAATCATTGTGCGAATTCTAACTTCAGACTCAATCGCATTTAAGAAATAATTATGTTGTATTTCAAGAAACTAAAAAAGACCAAACAGAAGGATCTTTGGCATTACATCAAAGTAGATGATGAAGCTAAGACCGCTGCTGAATGGGTCACAGATATCTACGTTGCTGACAACTGGGCACTCGTAGAGAAGGATGAATTCTTTGGCCATGACGAGCCAGAGGAAGAGGTTGAGGAATCAGCCGAAGTAGGGGATGAAGATGTTGCGGAGGTCGAGACAAGCGAGGCTACCGAAGACGGTAATGAGGAGACCAAGGATGAGGAGACCGCAGAGGGAGCAGAGTAAGAGGCGGCGGATGATGAGTAGAAACCTAGTCATACTACTTAAAGATTGTTTTGTTTAAGAATCTTTGAACAAAACTTGTTGGAGATCCGTGAAGATACACCTGCTTTTTACACTTGTTGCAGAAGTAGGTGTGTTTTTGTTCCCCAGGAATCGTATTAACTTTGCAGCACGTTGTTTTTATTTCCATATATTTAGTACCAGATCCAGAACCATTCAAAGGAGAATGCACAGAACCAGGCAAAGGCTGTTGCGCCTATAGTGAATAATAGAATCCAAAGAAGTTTTATTTCACTCTCCACAACAAGGAAAAGAACACGGAAAAGGAGCATGGCTAGGATAACTGCGAGGATTGCTGTTGTATATTTCATGAGCATCCACATCTCAGGATGGTCAAGGATGTATCTGTCAATTGGCACAGTTTCTACTAGAGGAATGACAAGCACACTCATCATACTCAAATGGGTAATCAGGGTGCTCCATTCCTCCCTGTAGAATAATAAAGTTACAGTCAATTGTACGCTTTATATCCCAGCGTAGTTCCCTGTATGGAGCTATAACGGAAACGATCACATCTTTCCCCTGACTTTCCAGCTCACTAGCTAGACGTGCTATACGCCAGCAATTTTCTTCCCTATCACTTTGAGAGAGTCCTAGGTCTTTGTTTATTGTATCTCGCATCCTGTCACCGTCTAGGTGTACAGCATCAGGTATGCGCTTTATAAATTCTTTGGCTAGAGTTGTCTTTCCACTCTTACTTTGCCCCGCGATCCATAGGATCATACTTTAGAAATTTTAAAGCCTATAAAAGCTGGATGAGTAATTGGTATCTTCTTAACTCTGAAGCCTGAGAACAAATACTTAATGTCATCAGGTGTAAAAACTTGTTCATGATGGTGACTGTTGTTACCTAGTCTTCCATCATCTGTGACAATGATTCCAAATTGATTTACGTTCTTCATTAACTCAACAAATACATTAGGATCTTGTACGTGCTCTATTGTGTTTAGAGAAAAGAGGAAATCAAAGTTGATCTCTTGATTCTCATAAACAAATGTTTCAACTGGCCCTTCCCACACACTGAAGCGATGGTCATCTACAAATTCATATGCGTACTTGTTCCCTGTCTCCTCTGGGTCTATACCTAATATCTTCAACTTCTTGTTATGAGACTTTTCAAGCATTAGGTGGTCAACTAGGCCATCTCCTGACCCTACGTCCACCAGAGAGCATTCTGAGGCCCGTGAGAGCCTGTGAATAAGAGGACGTAGTGCGTCATCAACTAGCTTTTTATAGTTTGCGTTACCGCCGTAGTACCAGTCCCAGTGGATAGCACCCCGCCGTTCGTACTTGTGATAGTGGTGAGCCATATCAATATCTCATAAAGAGTTTCTCTTTTCGGATGTAAGAACCTGTCTGCTTTAGTGGTACATCCTGTCCATTCAACTCTAGAAATGATAGCACAGAGTTCTGAAAGTCAAGTGGTAGCTTCTCTATCTCTTTTCCACGCGTCATGTCCTCGTAAGTTACTTCCAAGTAACGCAGATTGTTTTTACCGAACATGTCTTTTATTTTCCACTCAAACCCCTCAACAAAACCCAAGTGTTCCTGAAACTGTGTGAACGAAAGTGTGGCACGGTTTTGTTCATTCATGTTGCGTAGGAATGTTCTGCCCTTACAACGCTTCAAGTGGATGATGTATGCGTCATGACTCTCCAGCCATTGCAGTATCTCTGGATGTGATTGGATGTTGTTGTACTTAAGATCAAAGCCAAGGATGGCTGGTGGTTTCTTATCTTCGTCATACTTTCCCTTATGACACTTATCAAAGTATCTGCCTTCTTTCTTAAACGTCTGCATGAATGTCTTGAAGCTCTTTAGTCGTGTTGCCTTGGTAAGGATCTCGTCATGCAGAACAATGTCAGGATGTGAATTAAAAAAAGACCTGAATAAATTCGTACCAGACCCCTGTTGTGAGATAAGACAAGCTATCCTCATATGGTTTTGTGTAAGTGTTTCAATTGTAAGTTTATAGGATTGAGTCCAATAAAACGCTGAATGTCTAGTATTGGGTCATCTTCAAATAAGTCTACTATGAGGATATCATTATATAAACTGTACCAACGCTTAAGCAACTTATTCACTTGATTGATTTTGTTGTACTGGTGGTAGGTGTAGTGAAAAGGGTCATTCATATCCCTAATGTTTTCAGCCTCAAGTCAATGCCTCATATCTCTAGTCCACAGTTCACAAACTGTTTGTAAACGTTTGCAAACACCATAGTCATTAAAGTGATTGCGTTAGTTCGTAATCACTTTTTTGTATGACCATGAAACAGCTACGAGAAGATTCCTTAGGGTGTTCTCCTAACGTAATAATAGCCCAGCTTCCTATATTGTTTTCCCCTTATTTTAGTCCCTGAAATGGACTCTGTTTCATCATCTAAATCAATTTGACGTATGCCATATCCTACTTTTCTCCCATAACACACTGATTCTATGTCAGGTAAGGCAATGAAAATCATCTGTCCATCAGCTACTTCATCAGTAAATTCCTTACGAAACATCCCCATTCTCTCGTTTATTGAGTAGGGATTAGACTTGTCCACACCCGTGTTCCTGAACCCTATAAGCACACTCTTACCCTCATCCAAAACTGTGCGGATGAGTTTAATGTGCCCCTCGTGTAATGGTTGATAACGACCAATAAAAAAAGAGTATTTCATAAAGTTGGCGTACCGATATTAGAAGCCTCGGTACAACGGCTATTCATTGGGATTCTTGCCGAAAACGACCACGATGATTACCAGGACAGCTATGCCACCCACTACTTGCTTCAGAATCTCTATCGTGTCAGGTGATAGTTCCATAGTTCACGTCGTGAAGAATCTGATGGGAGCCTTGAAAACTGCTGACCCATTCCGATCCCTGTACTGGATGACCAGTGTTGCGTCACACTTCTCGCAGTGACTCACTTGGAACAAGCCCTTCGCACTAGCGTGAATGTGTGACTTGTGGGTGCTTTTCGTTGACTGTAGGCACCTTGGACATGTGACAATCGCTGGAATAACGGATTTTGCTTTGGGTCGTTTCATGATCCCTCCCTAATTATTCTAAAAAAAAACTGCTAATAAAGCAATTACTTGTGTCGTATAAATTACGTTTTACGACACTACTATTCTCCCTTTATATATAGATATAGATAGGACGAGCAACACCTACTGCCCTCCCTCTGAGCATCATCAACCTTTTAGCCCCATTCCTAGAAGAAAAGGAGAAGAGAAACCCTTAAGTTTGTTAATTCTTAAGGTAAAGAGAAGAAAAAAAGAAGATGCTCGTCGGTCGGTTGTAGTTTGTTATGCAGTCCACAAGTGTAAAAAAATACACTTGTTGCAATCAACACGTGCTTTTGATAAACTACTCACGTTGTTAACTGCAACATTACTTTACAGCTTAATTGCTGGCGTGGCAAGCGACCCCTTTACGGGGTCTTTTGCTTTATGTGTGGATAACCCACGGACAGAACACTTGCCAGTATATTTAATATAACATATGATATAGACATATGGCACAAGAATATGACAAATGGGTTGTCTATTTAGATAAAGACCTGAAGCACAAAACCAAACTAAAGGCATTGATGTTTAGAACAACAGTATCAGCCTGGGTAAGTAATCTAATAAGACAAGAATTAAAAAAGAAATAATATGCGTTACACGCCAGCTACGCAGAGCGACTTTGCTCGCAACAAGATTTCCACTGTGCAAGAGATGCACGAGAAACAATTAAACAGAGTCCTTGAAGGTATTGGATTAGATTACTGCAAGGAAAAACAAATCTGTTCAGACTGTGGAGATGATTTAACAATACATCCAGATGATCCAGATTGTTTTAGAGAGGAGTTATGAAAAAGATCTCACCTAAACAAAAGAAAGCCATTTACTGGCATTTGTGGAAAGCTCAGGAGATGGGGATGGATATACCAGATCATCACTTAACAGAAGTAGCACTGTCTGAACTTGATGTCAGGGAAGCAGGAAGGATCGTAGGGCCTCTTATGCGTGGTGACTACGAAGAAGGTATTCAAAAGATTAACGAACATATTTATGCCAATTAAACTGCCAATCAATCGCAAATATCTAAAAGCAAGCAACTTTGTACGTCCAGGTCTTATACTGAAGATCACAAAAGACCCCATTCATTTTCTTAGTGATCGTTTCAAAGATAAAGATGGAAATCCTCTTGAAATGTATGCGTATTATTTTATAGATCAGAATGGAGATGAGAAAGAAGTAAATTCAGGATCAGTTGGACTGGCAGAAGCATTCAATGGAGCAGATCTAGAGGTAGGAGATACTGTTTGTATCTACAAAGAAGGAGATGGATTCAATACAAAATACTTTGTAAGTAAAACAGATGCTATTACTACTCCACCACAACAGGATGCACCAGAGAAAAAGGAAGAAGACTTGTCCGATATCCCTTTCTAGTATGAGAATTGATCCAACACAAAAATTTATAACTAGGACAGCTATTGCCAAGTCACTTATTGAGGCTGGTACACCAGATTTGGATATGGCAGATATTTGGTATAACTGGATTATCTATGGACAAAGACCAACTACAGAAACTGAGGCAGATGACAAAGCCTCAGATAATGAAGAAGTATTGGCCTGAAGTTTTAGCAGGTAGGCTTACTCCTGAACAATACGGAAAGTTAATCAGACAAGGTTTGGCACATAGTGACAAGTACGATGCTGAAGGAAATGAGACAGTGAGATACTTAATAAATAACTTTGGGGGAAAAGAAACATCAGATGTATGAAGTATCAACAAGTGTGTCATGAGTGTGGACATAAAATAGCTGCAAGCACTCACAACATCAATACTGGAATGATCAGTGCATTGGAAATGTTTATTCAGAGATATAATGAGGTTGGACGTGCTGTGAATATAAACACTGAAATTCAATTGAGTCACAATCAGTTAGCAGGATTTCGTAAATTGAAACATTTTGGACTTGTGAAGAAAGCAGATGGGAATGGTAAATGGTTGCCAACGAATAAGGGTTTAAAATTTGATCAGGAGCTGGTAGGTATATGGAACCCATCAGCATCATTTAACGACGAAACATTAGAATCAGATCACGATGCTTGGGAAACTCATTCAAAAGCACGTGAGTATTTGATGAAATCAGAAGTAAAGGAAACTAGATATAAGCAAAGACTTGAATATCAGCAGGAAAAAAGAGGATGGTAATTTGCAACTCAGCTATACGGGAGTGTGGAAAGTTTTACCGCCCGCGAGGGTCATAGGCTTCCACCTCTCGGTAGCTTGGTGCCTCTGCCCCCTTCTGGGGAAATATCCTAATCCTTCTTGGGAGCTATAGGATAGTCCCACCTCCCTCCTCCAGGGTGGGGCAGAGGCAATAATTAAGAAAAACACTATGCAAAAACCCCTTATCGGTTTTATCGGACAAGGGTTCATTGGCGGATCTTACGCTGATGACTATGAAAACCGAGGCTATGAAATTGTCAGATACTCTCACAATCGCTTTAAACAAAACAAGGAGAAGATTAAGGACTGTGACATCGTATTCATTGCTGTTCCTACTCCTACTACTCCCGACGGGTTTGACGATTCTATTCTTCAGGGGGTTCTTCCGCTCGTTGGTGATGGAAAGACTGCGGTCATCAAGTCAACGATGCAGGTCGGAACAACAGAGAAGTTCCAAAAGATGTTCCCAGACAAGTTCATCTTCCACTCACCAGAGTTCTTAACAGAGAAGACAGCAGCACATGATGCAGCTCATCCTGATAGGAACATCATAGGTATCACTGACAAGGAAGGAGCTAACGAAAAAGCTAATCAAGTTATTGCCTCTCTACCGTTTGCTCCCATACAGATGATATGTGACAGCAAGGAAGCAGAGCTGATCAAGTACGGTGGAAATTGCTGGTTCGTATTCAAAGTCCTCTATATCAATATGCTTTACGATCTATGCAAAGTTAACGGATGTGACTACGACATAGTGAGCTACGGCATGAGTGGAGATCCTCGCATAGGGCACACTCACCTAACGGCTGTTCACTCAGGGAGAGTGGATGAGAATAGAGTTGAGGGTAGAGGAGCAGGGGGACATTGCTTTATCAAAGACTTTGCGGCATTTCGTGAGATGTATGAGAAGCACCTTCCTGTGGATGATTGTCCACGGGATGGTCTAGCCATGCAGCTCCTAGACGCTGCGGAGACTTACAACAAACACTTACTCACAGAGACAGGTAAAGACCTGGATCTACTAAGAGACGTATATGGAGAATAAGAAAAACAGAACAGTCGCTATTCTACTCGCGTTCTTTCTTGGGGGATTAGGTATTCAATGGTTCTACCTAAACAAGCCACTCAATGGAATTATCTCATTCCTATTCTGTTGGACATTCATCCCAGCACTTGTGGCACTATTTCAAATTGTTATGTGGCTCATGATGAATGATGCTAAATTCGCAGAGACCTATGGCTAAATGTCTTGTTACAGGAGCAGCAGGATTTATTGGTCATAACCTTGTTGGCCGTCTTCTTAAGGACGGTAATTTGGTTATAGGCATGGATAACTTCCTGACTGGTTCTAAAGAAAATGTTCAAGAGCACGAAAACTACACCTTCATGGAGTATGATCTGACATGGGAAACACCTCACATTGATGATGTGGACTACGTGTTCCACCTAGCAGCACTTCCACGTGTGCCAGTTTCTTTTGATGAACCATATAAAAGTCTGACAAACAACATAATTCCAACGATTAACGCGCTTGAGATCTGTAGAAAGTCATGTGCCAAGATGATTTATTCATCCTCTAGCTCTATCTACGGGAACCAGATTAGTTATCCAACAAATGAGGAAGCCTCCAAACACATGATGAGTCCGTATGCTCGTGCTAAGTGGATAGGTGAGGAGCTATGCCTTGAATACGAACAAGCCTTTGATGTTCCGTTTGTAGCATTGCGTTACTTCAATGTTTATGGGCCTGGTATGACATCAGGTGGTTATGCCACTGCGATTAAGATATTCTTAGAACAAAGGGCAGAGGACAAACCCCTGACTGTGACAGGAGATGGGGAGCAAATGCGAGATTTCACCCATGTGGATGACGTTGTTAATGCGAACATCAAGTGCATGAAGAAGGGATCAGGAGCCTTTAACATAGGCGCAGGTTCACCACGTAAGATCATAGATATAGCCCGAATGATCTCAGATGACATTCAGTTTATTGATAAGCGAAATGAACCACACCTGAATCACGCTGACTATACAAAAGCAAAGAGAGAGCTTGACTGGCTACCTCTTGCACATTTTGATGACAAACTAAACGAACTTTTATGACACAAGACGAGTATTTACTAGATTTTATTCAGCAAAAAGAGAAACTCCTTTGGGGAGTTCAGTGGGAACTTGAGTTTGCTAAGACACATCATGGTGACCTTCTCAAGGAAGGAGCACTTGAGGCAGCACGGGACGAATTATTTAAGTCAAAGAATCAGGACGATGAAGACTTACACGCCGAGTATGAGCAGAAGGTTAATGATGTGCGTGACACAATTAAAGTTGTTCAGCGTCTTGAGCAAACAGCAGATGATTTAACAGCACAAATAGATTACTTTAAGTCTCTATGCATCTAGAATTTTCTTTTGATGATGGACACAAGATGGATCTCTATATTGGAAGGCTATTGAAGAAACATGGATTTAGGGGGATGTTTTATATTCCAACACTTAGACATCCAATAGATGGATTGGATGAAGATGAAATCAAAACACTTGCAAAGGATCACGACATAGGCTTTCACAGTTATTCACATCCGTCGGATCTAAAAGACAGCAAGGATATTGAGATGGAAGTGACAAAGGGTAAGGACAAGTTGGAGAAGTTGATAGGCAGAAAGATAACGTCATTTTGTTATCCTAAAGGCAGGTATAATGAGGAAGTTATAGAAGCATTAAAGAGGCATGGGTATACGGAAGGGCGAACTGTTGATGTTGGAAAGATTGAGAATTGTTTTGAACCATTTCGTAAGCCAACAACCATGCACTTTAGGCCAGACAAGAAGGAGTGGAATGGTTTTGAGTGGTTGCCAATGGCTAAGAATCTCTTTCTTGAGGCACAGATGCTTGAGGAAAGGGGATACTTTCACGCATGGGGACACGCATCTGAGTTAAATAAATTTAGAATCTGGAGGGAATTTGATGAATTGTTAGCTTTTATGGAAGAAAACCTATGAAAATATTCATGCCTCACGCTTCCAGTAAGAATACTGGGGGTGGATCTACGTTCGTACGCAACCTAAAAGACGGGGTTTCAGATGATATTCAGTTTGTTAACTCACTGGATGAGGCACAGATTTTGTTTATTCCAGGTGTAACACTATGCAGTAGACCAACATTCCGTGAGGCTATTGCAAAGGAGAAACTGATTGTCACTCGCGTAGATAACATTCCAGAGGATCACAGGAACAGAGGTACAGGTATTCCACGGCTAAGGGATTTTGCAGAGCAGTCCCATTTCGTTATCTTCCAGAGTGAGTGGTCAAAGCACGTAGTGGGTCAGATTACAGGGGAAAAGGGTGTGGTAATCTATAACGGCGTAGATACTAAGATATTCTATCCAGACGAAAGCCAGAGAGAAGATAAGCCCACATTCATCTATGTTAAGCACTCAAGGAATGAATGCAAACGATTTCAAGAAGCTCAAGTTCTTTTTCGTGAATATGCAAGGTCACATGAAGCAAAGCTCATCGTGGTTGGAAAATTCAGTGACGACATCGTACGTTATAACCTCGGATTCTATGATGGTGAAGACGTGGAATTCTTGGGGATACTCAATCACCTGCAACTGGCAGAGCAATACAGACGAGCACACGCACTGATCTTCCCTTCTTTTGGTGACTCCTGCCCAAATGTAGTTCTTGAGGCAATGGCAAGTGGATGTAGAGTTCTTCACCATCCATGGGGAGGTACAGCAGAGTTGGTTGGAAGTACTGGTCCACAACTTCGTTATGGAAAAGTAAATACTCCATCTACTCTTATGTATGATGCTGTTGAATATGTAAAAGAGGAAATGGGAACAGGTAATCCTAGAGAACGAGTCATGGAGAATTTCACACTTGAAAAAATGGTAGAGCAATACGAAGGAATATTTAAACTTTGCGTAAGATAACTATGAAGCCAAGTCAGTCACCTTCGTGACGTCACGAAGGTGATCCTCTACGTTTTCAAAGCCTATTTAGTAAAACTATGAGTTCAAACTTCAGAATACAATTAGAGCATTTCCTTAAAACAATAGACGTAAAGGCAGAGAAAGTTTTAGATGTTGGCGGTCTTCAGTATCCAATTACAAGAAGGGTGAAGTCCTGGGATGTTAAGGAATATAAGATCTTTGACATTGAGGAAACAATGAAGGAACGTAATGCAGATTATGTTGGTGATGTCTCACGTTCGCTGGCTTATCACGAAAGTATTGATGAGCTGGAGGATGAATGGGATGTCGTTTTTTGTTTGGAAGTTATGGAGTACGTCTTTGATCCTATCCAGACACTCAAGAATATTCACAATTTCCTAAAGGTTGGTGGTACAGCCTACATTAGCTTCCCGTTCATCTATCCTTCACATCCACCACTGGGTACTGACTATCTGCGCTATACAGAAGATGGTGTGAACAAGGTATTACGTGAGTCGGGTTTCAAAGAAAAGGAGATCGTGGTAAGGCGCGCTGGCCCAGGACGTAGGTTACTAAAACAATTCTTTGATGAGGAAGGTATGAAGTACCGCAAAGACGACTTCTCCTTGTTGGATCACATTGGTTACATGGCCATAGTTAAAAAATAATATGCAAGACAAATACACATCAACAAGTTATCCTGAAATTCAATGTTGGACATGCAAGGAATGTGAGAATGATATGAATCTTGAGATGTATGCCAGAGAACCAGAACAAGGATTAGAATTGATTTGTAATGGATGCGACAGAGAAGTGTTTGTTGAAGGTGAGTACGAAGAAATTTTAGTTTAATCCTTTTTTTGATAAGAAAATACAAACAGAAATAGAAATATTTAAACATCCAAAAATCATTCAATCTAAATTGTTGGGGTTAACATCAGAACATCAAGGCTATAACTTCTGGGGACAAATGCCAACAGCAAAATACTATGAAGATTTTAGCCATAACTGATGGGGGCAACTGGTGCCTCGACAAACTTACTAAGGTGGTTGTTGATGGAAACCCTCAGCATTCGTGGAAGGTCATGACTGTACATCCTAAAAAGGTGGTACATCAACTTGATGAAGTTGAAAAAGCAATGGATGAGGCTGATCTTGTGTGGCATCAATACTTTCGCACAGCTACCCAACTATATGATCTTATTCCTGATTCCTTTCGTAAGTCCCCACAAGTCCTTACACACCATAATCAAAGCGATAAGGTTCTTAGGGAAGACTTTAGGTGGGCAGACTACATGGTGTGCCACACCCAAAAAATGAGAGAGAAACTAATAGAAAAAGGATATGACAAAGTTTGCGTTATACCTCATGGAATTGATCTTGATTTTTTTGATTACGATAGTAATCCTTACGAGCACGACGTATTCACTGTGGGGTATGTGGGTAGAACGAAACCATGGAAGCGCTTGGCTAAAGTGGCTGAAATATGCAATGAGCTTTCTATTCCTATGGTTGGTATGGGTAGGCGTGATGATGGTTATGCTAATGAGGTGAACTGGGAAAACATTGATTGGCATGAGGGTGTAGAGGATGACGAGCGGTTTGAAATCTATAAGAAGATGAGTTGTTTTGTTCAATTCTCTTATGATTGTTCCAAGCATGAGGAAGCTGGCCCTATGCCACTACATGAGGCTATGGCATCTGGTATCCCTGTGATCACAACAAACGTGGGCTTTGCACGTGACTGGATACAGGACGGTAAGAACGGACTTGTTGTTGATAACGAACAGGATCTTAAGTACCAGCTCATTCGCCTCAAGGAAGATCCAAAGCTCTGTAAGTTACTACGCGAAAAGGCATGGGATACAGTAAAGCAGTTTTCTGAACCTAAGATGGCTATTCAGTATGAGAGATTGTTTAACCAAATAAAGTGGTCAGAGGAAGATACCGTGTCTGTTGTTATCCCCACATATCAAAGGCCAGAGCAGCTAGAGGAGATCATTGATTCCATAGAGGAACAGGAGATTAAGTCCATTGAGGTTGTGGTAGCAGATGATGATCCTGTTGGGTCTGCATTTGTAGTGGTTAAGAAGATGCGCGAAAAATATAAGCACTTGGCCATTAAGTACGTTCGGACTGGTTACTCAGGCTATGGACTCGCTCGTGCGCGCAACCTAGGGGCTATAGAAGCTCAGGGACATTACCTAGTTTTCCTTGATGACCGGTACTGCCCTGAGAAGGATGCGCTAACAAAGCTCGTCATGGGGCTTAAGGTGCGCAAGAAGAAGGCATGGGTCTTTGGTGACAAGGGAGCTGGGAAGAAAACATTTATAGAGAACTTCTCTGCTATTAGGCGTAAGGACTTCATTGACATGGGAATGTTCTGCGAAAGGATCACTGCATACGGTGGTATGAGCCAAGAATGTCGTACGCGCGCATTGCACCAGGGGTTTGACCTGGGCTATGTGCCAGAAGCAAAAGCTAAAACAATAATTAACACTAGACGTATGCGTGGTAGGCGTAAGGATATCTGGAGAATGAAACAACTCCTTCACCGCATGGGTTTATCGCGATGACACCCGACCGTTCTTAATATGTCAAAAATGATAAGGAAATTGAAAGACAATTACGATTCACATGATCAGTGTCCTAAATGTCTTAGACACAATTTGAATTGGAAGAAACGTATTCTTACTAATGAGCGTAAAAATAAAGAATTTCATTTTTGTAAATGGATCAGTTGTGGAACTACAAGATGTGGTTTTGTCTGGTTTACAAATAAGTTCAAAGTGATGAAAGGAGAAAAATGTAATTGTAAAAAACAAATTTCAATTGTTTCAATATGAGTGATTTTAAAACACCATGGGGGAAGAAATATGGTCGTAAGCTGAAGATCTTTGGAGTGCCATGGCATGTGGCTCACCAATACGAGTTAATGAAGATCCCAGAGACAGAGTGGTTCTTTCTAAAGAATCATACGAGGAAGTGGTCTGATGTTGCACGTCCTGAACCAGATAACCTGACATGGGTATCTCACTATGAGCCAGGTACATATGATTTTGCTTTAGTTCACGTAGACCAACAGTGTGTTTACCAGCCTATTGGTAAAGGCAAACTTTTCCGTGAACTTAATGAAGTGATAACGGACATTCCTAAGATCCTTATTTGTCACGGCACACCATTTTGGCCTGAGATGTATGGGTCAGAGGAGATTATTAAGATGATGTCAAAGATGATAGGGCCTCTCGCGGAGAATTGTGTAATGAATTCGGAGAGATCAGTTGAAATGTGGGGCTTTGGACACTTCATCCGTCACGGTATTTCCCCAGAGGAATGGCCAGCACTACCAAAGGAACCAAGGATCGTTACCAGCATATCCCCAGGCGGGTTGGATGAGTATTACAACAGGAAGCTGCTAAAGGCTGTACAGGAAGACCTACGCTCGGATCACAATATTAGGCATTGCCATGTAAGTGTAGACGTAAAGCCTCAAAATCAAGAGGAATATTCAAGGTTTATTGGATCATCCCTCATTTACTTCAATCCAACACTTGAGAGCTGTATGCCACGCTCTAGGACTGAGGCATTGATGACAGGTGCATGTGTAGTAACACTTAATAACCATGACATTGGTAAGTACCTGGTGGATGGAGAGAGCGGATTCTTTGTGAAAAACAACCCAAAGGCGTGTGTAGATAAGCTTGTTGAGCTATTCTATGACTATGAGACATGTATTAAAGTGGGTATGAAGGGACGGGAAGTAGCACTAAAACACTTCACAACAGAACAATTTATAGAGCAGTGGATAAGTCATATTAGTAATGTCTTGAACATATGAAACTCTACGAAATTCCAAAAGAATCAAAGATTTATGTTGAGTCCTCAGATGGCTCTAAGTTCATTATCTTTTATCACATAGACGGTATGTATTCGTATTGTGAAACCGAGAAAGGTGCAGTTGTTCACCTATCTGCTAGTGCCGAGCTTGCCCGGCATGAAGATGGATATAAAATTAAAGTATAAATAATATGAATGGAGCCTTTCTATCCTTTGCCAAATACCATGGTAAAGACCGCAGTTCTATAGGATCTACTCGCATTCGTGTTGATTGGGTAATGAAACATTGGCCTGAAGAATTCGGAACTGTAGAAGAATATAAGCAGGGGGGTAAGTATGACTTTTTGATCTATCAGAAAGCATACTGGCCAGTACACGCAAAAATGTATCCAGGTATTAAGATTCTAGATATGTGTGACGCGGATTGGTATGACTGGGAATACTCAATTGTTGAGCATATCTGTTACATGGATGCAATCACAACGTCCACACAGAAGCTACAGAAAGCCCTACAAGCCATTGTTAGGGGTATGGTTGAGCGGGGAGACCTAGAGAATGAGATTCCTGTTGTATGGATTGATGATCGTATGGATACAGATTTTCATGAGGACAAGAAAAAAGAACATAACGACATCCTGGAATGGGTATGTTGGATGGGTTATTCACATAACCTCAAAGCACTAGACCCAGTAGTTCCATTCCTTCAAGCAAATAACTACAAACTGTGTGTTATCTCAGACAGGGCCTACAACAAGGCGGATAAGAACTATCCATGGAAACTAGATACAGTGAATAGGGATATGATTGAGAATGACATTATGCTTAACCCAAGGCTAGATTGGGGTAAGTGGCAGTATAAGAGTGATAACAAGACAGCTACAGGCTGGGCATTAGGTCTTCCAGTAGCAAGGGACGTAGACGAATTTAAGGCTCTACTTAGCAGAGAATCAAGGGAAGAGGAAGCAAAGAAAAGACTAAAGCAGATAGAGAAGGACTATCATCCAAGAAAGTCTGCAATGGAATATGTAAAACTAATATTAGATTGTGCGGAAACTAAAATACGGGAACAGAAAGACTGAAGTAGACGGAATTCTCTTTGATTCAAAGAAGGAGGCTGCTTATTATTGTGAGCTTAAACTAAGGAAAAAGGCAGGAGATATATTCAATTTTGATCTACAACCTGTATATGAACTACAGACTGCATTCCGTGACAATAGCGGTAAACACATAAGAGCAATTACATACAAGGCGGACTTTGTTGTGTATGAAGATGGGAAAACTACTATTGTAGATGTCAAAGGAATGAAGACAGAAGTGTTCAAGATCAAGTGGAAAATGCTAAAGTATAAGTATAGAGAACGCGGATATGAATTTTTACTTGTATGAAAATTCAATATAAAAGTATAGATGAGTTGAAACCTGCTGATTATAACCCACGTCAAATGACCAAGGATCAGGCAGAAGGTTTGGAAGAGTCTTTAACTGAATTTGGTTTTGTTGATCCTATAATCGTGAATTCAAATGAGGAAAGGAAGAATGTGGTTATAGGGGGACATCAGAGATTGAAAATAGCTAAGAAAATAGGATTGAAAGAAGTGCCTTGTGTATTTATTGATTTAGATGCTGAGAAAGAGAAGGAGTTAAATCTGCGACTTAATCGCAATGTTGGTGAATGGGATTGGGATAAGTTGGCAAACGATTTTGATGTGGACTTATTACTTGATGTGGGTTTTAATCCAGAGGAGCTAGATATAAAAATTGATAAAGATATTGAAGAGGATGAAGTACCCGACATACCAGAGGAGCCAATATCACAGCCAGGTGACTTGTATCAACTTGGCGAACATAGACTACTTTGTGGTGACGCTACCAAGGCTGAGGATGTGGAGCGGTTGATGGACGGAGAGAAGGCAGAGCTATTGTTCACAAGCCCACCCTATGCTGATCAACGTGATTATTCTGGCGGATTGAATTTAGACACAAAACACTTGGCACAGTTTTTCCAAATGCCAGCCAGCCTATATGTTGTGAATTTAGGTATGAAGTTTAGTAAAGGCGAGGTAGTGAATTACTGGGACCATTATATTGAAGTGGCAAAGGAAAATGGTTTGCCGTTTATCAGCTGGAATGTATGGGACAGAACTGGAGATTTTTTCAGTGTTGGTCAGATTACACAGATGTTTGCCATAGCACACGAATGGTTATTTGTTTTCGGAGAGAAAAAGGATTTGAATTTGACAATAAAAAACAAGACTAAAGCTGGTAAAGTTGCAAAGGGGACAAACAGACAAAAGGATGGCTCGTTGAAATATAATGAAGTAAAGGTGCGAAGTCATAGACAGCTTGGAACAGTATTAAATACAACTAAAGAAAAGTCTGGAATCCACCCCGCAATGTTTCCTGTTGTCTTGCCTACCGAGTATATTCAAGCATGTACTCAAAGCGGTGATATTGTATCTGATCCATTCGGTGGCTCTGGTTCTACCCTCATGGCTTGCGAACAAACCAACCGCAAGTGCTATATGATGGAGCTTTCAGAAAAATATTGTGACGTAATTATTAAGCGATTCATTGACTATACTGGACAAGATGTTGTAAAATTAGAAAATGGAAAAGCAATATCTGTCAAAGAATCTTATATGTAAATTTTGTTTATGTATTTTTGATTCTAAAACTCGTAATTCAAAACAAAGATTTTGTTCGAAAGTTTGTGCAGGGAAAGGAAATAAAAATAATGGTAGATTCAAAAAAGGTCAGGAGGCATGGAATAAAGGACTAATCGGATACAGAAAAGGTTATAAAATGAGCGATGAGACTAAAAAGAAAATAGGTAAAGCAAATTTTAAGGAAAAAAATGCACATTGGAAAGGAGAAGATGCATCGTATAGTTCAAAGCATAAATGGATGTTGAGACATAGAGGAAAAGCAAAAAAATGTGAGTTTTGTGGAAAGGAAGGAGAATGGATTGATTGGGCAAATAAATCTGGAGAATATAAAAGAGAAGATGATGATTGGATGCAACTATGTCGAAGTTGTCATAAAAAATATGATCAGGAGAAATAGCAGTAAAATTATGATATGTCTGAAAAGACGAATACAAACGTAAAGAAAACGTATACAGATCCAGTGACTGGTAAGTTTATTCCAGGTAATCCAGGAGGAGGTAGACCCAAAGGATCAATTAGTTTTGCTACTAAATGGAAGAAATTCATTGAGAAAATAGCTGATAATAATGAAGTTGAGTTTGATGATGTAGAGAGAGAGCTTTTGTCAGTTGCATATAAGCAAGCAAAGGCAGGTAATTTTTCCTTTTATAAGGACATTTTTGATAGAGTTTATGGTAAGGCAAAGGATGAGGTTAAACATTCAGGAGCTATTGGAATGTTCAGTATTAAAGATTTTATAGAATTAACCCATGGATCAACTAGAGATACAGAGGGGTTTACAGACGTTAGAGAAATGGCGGAATGATCCAACTGCCTTCATTTATGACTGCTGGGGTGTAAAACTATGGGACAAGTTAGAAACTATAGCCCAATCAGTCTGGACAAATCAGAGGACAATCGTGCCTTCTGGTCATGGTATTGGCAAAACGTGGCTCAGCGCTCGTCTAGCCCTTGCCTTCCTGTACAGCTTCTATCCATCAAAGATCATCACGACTGCGCCAACATGGCCGCAAGTGGAGACCTTGCTGTGGGGTGAGATCAGAAAAGCACATTCTGAGTCCAAGATACCTCTGGGCGGATTGCCACAGAAAACAAAGCTTGAACTGTCTCCTGACTGGTTCCTACGTGGGTTGTCCACAACGGGAAGTGTAGCAGAGAGAGAGTTCGGAGCCACTAGATTCCAAGGATTTCACTCGGAAAACCTTTTGGTCATCTTAGACGAGGCACCTGGAGTTGAACCTTCAATCTGGATAGCCACAGAATCCCTTATCGTTGGGGATAACAACAGGATACTTGCAATTGGAAACCCTACCTCTCCAACAGGAATGTTCTATGATGCTTGTAGATCACCCCTGTGGAATAAGATACAGGTATCATGCTATGACCATCCCAATGTTAAAGAGAACAGAACTGTAATACCTGGTGCTGTAACACCCAATTGGATTGATGAGCGTAAGCAGGAATGGGGTGAAGACTCCCCACTTTATAAGGCTAAAATATTAGGTGACTTCCCAGATGAGGGAGAGGATACACTGATACCATTATCATGGGCTGAGGATGCCATGCACAAACAATTGAAGGCAGAAGGTAAGAGAAGATTAGGGTGTGACGTAGCTAGATTTGGATCTGATAAGACAGTTATCTTTGAAATGAATGGCCCAGTAGCAAATTTATTAGACGTGACTGGGAAAGTTGATACAATGGTTACAGTAGGTAAAATTCGTTCCTATGCTAAAGATGATACTCTTATTGCTGTTGATGACAGTGGTGTCGGAGGCGGTGTTACTGATCGCTTACGTGAGCTTGAGGACAGCGTTGATGCCGTCAACTTCGGAGAAAGAGCAATTGAACCAGAAAGATTTGCCAACTTAAAGGCAGAGGCATTTTGGTTATTAAGGGAGAGATTCAAACCAAATAGTCCAGATCCTATACAGATTCCAGATAGCCAAGAGTTGTTATTCCAATTAACAAGTATTAAGTACACCTACACGTCCAAAGGACAAATCAAGATAGAGAGCAAAGAGGATATGAAAAAGAGGGGGATGAAGTCACCTGACTTAGCTGATGCACTAGCCATTTGCAATTACGCTGGAAGACGTAACAAGGAACCAACGATTACAATTCTATGATGGCTGACAAACTTAAAAACATATCTCACCAGATGAAGAAGAAGGGGATGAAGTGGTGGGAAATTGAAGACACATATGTTAAAGACTTCATGCTTCAAGAGGAGCTTTCAAACCTTAAAGGAGAGAAGGGAGATAAAGGCTCTAAAGGCTCAATTGGAAAAACTGGTAAGCAAGGTAAACAAGGTAGTAGAGGAGATAGGGGAACGACAGGAAAACATGGAAAGGTGGGATCAAGAGGGCTAACAGGAAAGACTGGAAAGACAGGCCTTGTAGGTAAGCAGGGTAAAGTAGGAGCACAGGGGCCTAAGGGGCCTAAAGGAGACAAAGGAGAATCTGGCAAACCAGGGCCACAGGGTAAGACTGGGCCAAAGGGAGATAAGGGTGATGCTGGTGAAACAGGAGATGTAGGAATGACTTTTAGGGGTCAGTACCAATCTGATACCCGATACAACAAAAATGATGTTGTTTTCTATGCAGGCAGTTCTTTTATTGCACTAGAAGACAACAGAAATACTGCACCAAGTTTTACTATTGACCCTAGGTATAGAGATAACACCTGGGGTATTTTGGCTATTAAGGGTGCTCAAGGTGGATCTGGTGCGTCATCCGAACAGTATGTCTTGGTAGATGGGACACGTGCCATGACAGGGGGCCTTGAGATAGTAGGTAGTGCTGATGAGTCCCAGTTAACTGTTTCTGCTCATTCAACACAGACAAATCCTATTTCAATCTGGGAAGATGATTCAGGTAATGCTCAGATAACATTTAGTGGAATAGGTGGTGCAGTATTCAATGAACAAGGCAATGACGCAGATTTCCGTATTGAGGGTGATGCAGATACTCACTTATTCTTCCTTGATGCCAGTGAAGACACCATTTCAATGGGAACATCTGATTCTTCCTATGTAAATGATGGTGCAACGATCTACCCTAAATTTCTTATTCAACGTGAGGCAGGGCCTGCAAAAACATCATTAGTAAACAGGCACTTCTCTGATACGTTTAATGAGCCTCCGTTCTTAACATTGGCTAAAGCTAGAGCTGCTGAAACAGCACTTGTAGACGGTGATTGGGTAGGTATATTCCAATTCCTAGGACATGATGGTACTGATTACCAAGGGTCTACTATCATCAGAGGACAGGTAGATGACACTGTTTCAACAGGTGTGATGCCAATTGGATTGCTGTTCCTTACTGGTGATGCACAATCACAACAGACAAGTATTGTTTGTCATTCAGGTGGAAATGTAGGAATTAGAACCACATTTGCTAGTGCAAACTTTGAAGTAGAGGGAAATACTGTATTTAACCAATCTGGTGCAGATGTAGACTTCAGGGTTGAGGGTAGTGGAGTAGCAAACTTATTTGGCATTGATGGTGGTCTGCCTGCTGTACGCATTGGTGATGCCGTAGCTGGATCTGTAGCAGATTTTAGATCAACTGTAATTACCTTTAATGAGAGCGGGGAAGATCAGAACTTTAGGGTAGAGACACTGAACAACACATTCATGTTCCACGTAGATGGTGGACTAGACACTGTTTACATCGGAACAACCGTTCTTGGTGCTATAGCAATATTTGGTGCAACCAGTATTGTTTTCAATGAAAATGGTGCAGATCAGGACTTTAGAATAGAGGGTGACACAGCAACCAATCTGTTTAACTGTAATGCAGGATTGGATTCTGTTCAGATTGGTACAACATCAGCAGGTGCCATAGCACAATTTGGACCTTCACTGATCACGTTCAATGAGACAGCACAGGATCAGAACTTCAGGGTTGAAACGGTTAATAATCCTTTCATGTTCTTTGTTGATGCTGGAATAGACGCGGTACATATAGGAGATGCAGCAGCAGGTACATTAGCTAAGATCTCTACAGCAGAGATTAACTTCAATGATGCTGGTGCTGACATTGACTTCCGTGTTGAGGGTGATGTTGACCCTAATTTGCTTTTTGTTAATGCTGGAACTAATAGAGTTGGAATAGGAATTGCTGTTCCAAATGATAGATTGCACGTGAGTAATGGTTCAATCCTTAAAACTGGTACAACAACAGTAGGAAGTAGAATTGAGAATGCTAGATTTAGTGCAAACAACCTTGGATCTATCAACATAATGAGTAAGAGCCGTAACGCGACAATTGGTAGTCATACAGTTGTACAAAATGGTGATATTTTGGGGCTTCATACATTCCAAGGATCAGATGGTTCTTCATTTGTAGAAAGTGCTCAAATAGCTGCTGAAGTAGATGGAACACCAGGGGCAGGTGATGTACCTGGATTGATAAGTTTTCTAACACAGCCAGCAGGTGGAAGTTTGACAAAGAGACTTTCTGTCTATTCAAGTGGTAATATTGAATTTAATGCAGGTACAAAGACAGAAGGATTGGTGTTTAGAAAGACTGCTGAAATTCAAACAACAGACGCAACTCAAACAACAGTAGATGGATTCGTATTACTTGATGAGAATACTTATCATCTTAAAGCACGAGTAGTTGGAGTAAAGAGTGATGGGTCTGAAAGAGCTTCTTATGAAATTGATGCAACAGCTTATAGAACAGGTGCAGGAGTTGCGACATTACAGGGAAGTGTTACAAGTCTTCATACTCAAGAGAGTGATGCTACCTGGGATGCAACATTTACTGTAAATAGTAATAGTGTCAGGGTTTCGGTTACTGGTGTAGCGGCAACAACCATTGAATGGGTTTGTGTTTTAGAAGTAATAAATATGAGTAATTAAAAAATTTATGACAGACATAAAAGAACAAACAATAGAACAAATTGTAACCAATGATGATGGTGTGATTGAGAAGAAAATCTGGACTCTCACATCTACAGAGGAGTTAACTGTGCAAACTAAGATAGCCGCAAAGTTTAAGTCTTTACTTACAACATACATTGAGGATGAGGAATCAATTGATTATGTCGTTGAGACAATGCAGACGATTCTAAAAGACAATGAGGTGCTATGACGAAATATTGGCGCAGACAGATGGATCATGCACCTACTTTTTCTTTCTACACAGAGCTAATGAAGCTTTGTATTGAGTTTAAACCTAAGAATGTACTGGAGATAGGAACTGGCTGGGCTATTAGTGGTTCAGCCTTTCTTGAATCTGGTTGTGAGACACTGGATACAATAGACCCTAATCATGCAGCAGCTTATGGTAGACAGGCAATTGCGGAGCTAGATGACCACATAAGCAAGGGCCAAATTGTCACACCACTCACTGCAAGGGCAGAGAATATCTGTCCAGATCTTATTAGTGAAGGAAAAGAATATGATCTGATCTTTATAGACGGATCACACAATTATGAGCATGTAGTCGTTGACCTTCGCTATGCCCTTCAACTGGTAAAAGAGGGTGGAAAGATTATTCTTGACGACTACTTTCATATCAATAACTATGCTCCCCCAAAAGGGCCAGAGCATTTCTACGGAGTTGCTCGTGCAGCAGCGGAGGTGTTAATTGGGACAAAACACAAGATTGAGGTGATTCCAACTGAAACTAATGGTTTCCTAGTTATACATCTATGAGTGACAAACAACTTTCTCAAAACGAAAAACATCTTCTAAAAGAGGTGCGGAGCATTGATCATGGATCAGTTACTGTTTACATAAAGAACGGGACACCATGGAGATTAGAGGAAGTTAAACATAGTGTTGTATTAGGGAGCTTTACAGGTGAGTTAATACCGTAGTAAGCTATAAGTAATCAATTTAATTAGCCTACCGAAGAACGGATGGCGCACGTTTTATTTCGTGGGCCTATTTTTTTATGGGAATACTAGACATTTTTCGACAACCTGTACCACCTCTACCTGAGAAGAAGGCACCAAAGATCAAGAATGCTCCTGCTGGAGAGTTCATTGCTCCTGCATTTAAGAACTCAATCCCTTCTGATAAGGACGCAACTGAACTTATTGACGCTTCAGCACTTGGGTGGGTATACGCATGTTCGTCGGTCATTGCCGATGCTGTTGCTCGGACACCAATCAAACTGTTTAAGAGAACTCCAGATGGCCCAATTGAGATAGAACAACATCCAATTCTGGAGCTTTTATTTCAGGTTAATAACTTCACCACTTACTACGATCACGTCGTAAAAACACAGATGTATCTTGAGGGTGTGGGTGAAGCACCCTGGTATATCGAGAGATCAGGGACAAAACCTAAGAACATCCTGCTTTTACGCCCTGATAGGATAGAGATCATCTTTGATGAAAAGGACATTATTGGTGGATATAAGTACAAGAATTCTGATGGATCGTTTGTAAAGATTGAAGCAGATGACATTATTTTCCTTAGAAACCCATCACTTACGAGTGAATTTAGAGGCTACGGCACACTACAAGCTGCTGCCGTGACAGTAGACACAGAGGACTTTGCTGAGAAGTACAACAGGAACTTCTTCTTTAATGGTGCAAAGCCTGACTTTGTTCTTGAAACAGACTCAACACTCACTGAAAGAACGATTAGAAGGCTTAAAAAGGCATGGGAAGCTCTCTACAGGGGTGTGGATAACGCACATAAGATGGCAATCCTAGACAGTGGTTTGAAGCTAAATACCCTAGGAATGACACAAAAGGACATGGATTTCTTCAACCAACTCCAGTGGAGTAGGGATAAAATCCTAGCTATTTTCCGTGTTCCTAAGCCTGTACTGGGAATAACCGAGGATGTGAACCTAGCAAATGCTGAGGTTGCAGAGCTAACCTTTGCTAAATACACAATTGTTCCACGTCTTGAGCGTTTGATTCAGCAGCTAAATGAGTTTCTTGTCCCTATGTTTGGGGATAACCTGTTCCTAGAATTTGAAGATCCAACACCTGAAAACAGGCAGGAACTTGCTGATTTCTACAACAAAGCCATTGAGGGCGGTTGGATGACGGTTAATGAGGTACGTGAGGCAGAGGGATTCCCTGGTCTTATCGGGGGTGACGCTGTTCTAAAGCCAGTGAACCTAGTCCCACAGATGAGCGTAGATCCAACTTCACAAGTGGAAGAAGAAAAATCATTTACACTCCAGATGATGAACAACAAGATCACAAATTCACGTAAGCGAGAGAAGATTGCAGAAGCACTACAGCCATTACTAAAGAAGAAAATCAGGAAAGATGTTGAGAAGAAGAGGGTAAAAAAAAAAGCAAAAAAAAAGATAAAGAAGAAGTCCTACCAAAGCTTGCTGTCAACACAAGAGTCCAAGACCCTGTTCCACGAGTCACTGATCCTAAAGAGCGCACAGAAGTTTGAGGATGATATTGAGACGATGTTCCAGAATGTGTTTAAGCAGCAAGAGAGAATCATCTTGGATGCGTTTGATCAACAGGAAGTCATCAAGGCTCCTAGTGAGGAAGATACAAACAAACTCATAGATGATCTATGGGATAAAGATACAATGAATCAACTAATCGTACTTGCCTATGCACCACTCTTCCTAGAACTGTTTCGTGAGCAGTCTAGCGCAACTCAAGATTTTCTTAATCTACGGGTAGGAGATGTTACCCGAAATGCAGATGTGGTCTCTGAGATAACAGAAACAAATCTACAGTTATCTGGCACTGTCAATGACGCAACGATTAAGAACATTAAAAAGACATTAGCACTGGGGGTTGTGGAGGGTGAAGGAGCTAACATGCTTAAGGAGCGAATCCAACAGGTGTTCACAGATGCAAGTGATAAGAGGGCTGAGATGATTGCACGTACTGAGACTATCCGAGGATCTAATCTAGCTGCCAATACTGTATATGAGAAAGCTGGAGTTAAGACCAAGGAGTGGATCACAGCTATAGACGAGCGAACTTGTCAGTGGTGTGGGCCTATGGATGGAACTCAATTGAAAGTTAGCGACAATTTCTTTGATAAAGGTTCAACTTTTGAGGGGAGAGAAGGAGGAATACTAAATCTAAATTATTCCGACACTAAAGGGCCACCTCTACATCCAAATTGCCGATGTACGTTGGGGCCTGTAATCGAGATATAAATATGGCAGATGAAAAGAAAACCGTGGAAAAGAAAGTAGAACCAACTGTATTTACACAACGTGAAGTAGCTCTTATAGGAAATTCAATAAACATCTCTAAGATTAAGGACGGACAGCCACAGGCACGTGTATTCCCAACAGCAAAACTGCATACAGCATCAGAGATCTATCAAGAGTTTGACGGAATCGTACATGAGGACGGATCAATTCCAGAAGGAGAGCATGCACTAACATTAGGAACAAAAGCTAAAAAGTTAATTATTGACTGCATTGAAGATAGGGAGTGGATGGCCATAGATGCCACACGCGTTCTGTCTCTAAAAGATAAATTAAGTTAAGAAGCTCTATGAAGTCTAAACAATTTCTGACTGGAGCAATTAAGAGTTCAGGTGAGGATTTTTTCTCAGGTATTGCCTCTACAAAGGCTGAAGACCGAGATGGGGAGACGATTGACCAAAAAGGGTGGGATCTCAACCATTACAAGAAAAGCCCAGTTCTCTTATTTGGCCACAATCAGTTTGCTCCCCCTGTGGGAAAAACATTTAACCATCGGATTTCAAATTCGGGTCTTGAGTTTGATTTCCAATTCGCCTCAACTCCATTCGCTCAGGAATTGAAGACTCTTGTTGAGGAGGATTTCCTAACGGCTTTCTCTGTTGGGTTCATTCCAAAGGAATTCGGAGACACCAAGTCTGGTGAATCTACGTTTACTAAATCAGAACTCTTAGAGATCTCTTTAGTATCTGTACCATCTAATCCTGATGCCTTAGTTACATCTCGTGCGTTTAAAAGCCTCTCAGATGAGACAAAGGAATACATTATGGGTGAGATTATTAAAAAAGGTGTAGTGAATCACGGTAAGCAGAAGTTCCCTACACGCAGAGAAGATTTTGAACTAGATGTAGAAGGTGAAGTAGAAAAAGCAAAACTAGACGACTTAAAAGTCATGGCTACATGGATTGATGAGACAGCACCATCTGATAAGAATAGCTACAAACTGATCCATCATGCCTCAAGTAAGGAATGGCCTCTTATCAAGGAAGCAATTGAGGAGAACTTGAAGAATCTAGATGAAGTACCTGAAGTAGAACGTGAAGCTGCTAAGGAGCATTTGGAAGCACATCTGAAAGACTTTGAAGAAACTGTAGAGGCTGTGGAAGAGGAGATTGAGGAAGAAGAGGTTGCTGAGGATGAGGAAAAGAGTGCTCCACTGGAACTGGCTGACGAGGATCGTAAACTATTACAACGAGTGGCAAATGGACTTGAGCTGGTTGGCTCAGATTCATTACTAGATGCCAGTGCTAAAGGTCGGCCGTTGGGGGAGAATATAGATCAAAAACAGATCATGATTCGTGCCCTTCAAAGAGTTGCGAAGTCCGTTCAAGAGAGACTTCGTGACTTAAAACGAAAATGATATGGGAAAAGAAGCAATTGAAAAGATGCGAGCATTGCTCAAGTCTATGGAAGAAGACGAGAAAGAGACTGATGTTGTTGAGGAGACAACTGAAGAAGTTGTAGAAGAGGCTGAGGAAGCCGCTGAAGATGAAGAGACCTCTGAAAAGGATCTCGAAGAAGCAGCAAAGAATGCTGCAAGCATCATCTCAAAGGAACTCAACCTTGAAAAACTCGACAAACTCTTTGACCTTCTTGAAGAGATTGACGACCCTGCTAAGAACATCAACAAGATGCTTGGTAAGAAGTCAGTAGAGAAGACCGTCAATTCCATGACAAAGGAAGAGATCATCGTTGGATTTACAAAGGCACTCATTGAGGACAATAAGTCTGTTATCAAGGCATTGTCTGAAGGAACTGCTGCTGACGGTGGAAACCTCTTCCCTGACGAGTTCCGTTTCGAGATTGTTAAGAGGCTCATTCAACAGCCTCGTATGCGTTCCCTCGTGCGCGTTATTCCAATGCGACGTGACGTAATGAACATTCCATCGGAAGGTTCTAAAGTCGCTGTCTCATGGGGTACTGAGAATACAGCTATTTCAACCACCACGGCTGACTTTGGCTTGCTCACCCTCACGGCATACCGCATGAACTCTATTCTTTACACGTCACGCGAATTGGTCGCAGACGCAACAGAGCTTGGAGTTGTAGACTTGATCATTGATCAGTTTGCAGACGCAGTAGGAGAAGAAGAAGATAAAGTTATTATTCAAGGAACAGGTTCAGGTCAGCCAACAGGTTTGACCTCAGCTACTGGACATCACACTGTGACAACCAGTGGAAACCTAGACTTTGATGACATGATTGATGTCTTCTATCAACTTCCACAACAGTACCGAAACACCTCTACTTGGTTGGTTAATACCGCCAACGTACGGGAGCTTCGCAAAATCACAGATAAGAACTCACGATACATTTGGATTGACTCACCAGTACCTGGTACACCTGCAACAATCCTGGGCCGCCCAGTGATTGAGAATACATGGGTACCAGAAGCATCTATCTTCTTTGGAGATTATAAGCGTGCTTATTACTTAGGTGATCGAGAACAGATGTCTGTTGAAACAACAACAGAAGGTGCAGATACTTGGGAACGACACCAAGTAGGTATCAAAGTCACAGAACGTATCGCTGGAATTACTGTTCTAGCTGATGCTCTTGCAGAACTAGAGGCCATTCCTTAAACCGAAGATACTTAATCTTTGTAGGTTTATTCTCTCCCTCATCCCCACGGGGGAGAGAGGTGAGCTTATAAAAACATATGGCATTAGACGACAATTCCTTGACAACTCTGGCTAGAACAAAAGACTACTTAGGTGTTACTAACGATAGTAATGACACACTTCTTGAGAGGCTTATTGATGCTGCCTCATCGTTCATTGAAACCTATTGCGATAGAACATTTAAGTTAACTTCTTACATTCTTCAGCAAGAAGGTTCAGGGACAGATACATTGATTCTTAGAAACTATCCAGTTATTGGTGGAGTAGTTCTTGATGAGAACCAGTCAGGTGACTCAACACAGGACTACAACACCATTGAATCAAAGAATTACTGGGTATTTAATACAGATGGATACTTACAATTTCTCAATTCGGAGACAGTCTTTATTGCAACTCCTGAGCAGTATCAAGTTACTTATGAGGGAGGTTACAGAGTGCAAGGAGCAACGGTTACAGGACAACACATTGCACTACCACTTGACCTAGAACTTGCCACATGGAAATTAGTCTCATCTATCTTCAACACTAGAAACACAGATGGAATTTCAAGTCAGACACTTGGTAATTACTCAGTAACATTTATTCAGGCAATGGAAATGGATAATGAATTAAGAATGACTCTGGATAATTATAAACATCCGAATGTATGAGGTTTTTCTTCCGCAATCAGATTATTGTATCGCGACTGAAGACCACAAATGGAAATTTCAAGGAATATCAATCAACTGGTACGGCTGAAGCTCACATTCAGAGGAATCAGGAATCACGGGATGAACAACAGTCGGGTGTGTTCGCAAAGCAATTCCACATATGGGCACCTATAGGCACTGATATTAAACCTGGAGATAGAATACGAGATGAAAATGGTGTGGAATACGATGTCACGAATACTTATGAAAGTTACTTTGGTTGTACTCAATTCATTGAGATCTTAGTAGAGTTAACTGAAGGCTATAGCGACTAATATGTCAGTCACCATCACAGTGTCACAAAGTGAATTATCTGCATTCAATAAGAAGTTTGACACAATGGCATCTGGTACTAAAGCAACTTTGCAACAGGCAGTGAATACGTCAGCCTTGCTGATGGAGAGCAATATAAAGAAAGAGATTCAATCAACTGTTACGGACACTGGAATCCTAGCTTCCTCTGTAATAACAACCACAGGAACACTCAGGGCAGAGGTAGGGCCGACAGTAGACTATGGAATCTATGTAGAAAAAGGTACTGATCCTCACTTTCCACCCATCTCAGCGATATCGCCTTGGGCAAAGAGACACGGAATTGATCCATTTGCCTTGCAACAGTCCATTGGAAAGAAGGGAACAGAAGCAAATCCATTCTTTGAAAGGGCAGTTAAGGACTCAATATCTGGTGTGAAAACGATATTTGAAAAGGCGATAGGGTCAATAATAGACTTATAGTATGGCATTATTCTCAACAATTAAGACGAAAGTAACAACGATTTGTTCTGATAATTCTCTCATAAACGAGGCGTTTAACTATGACAAGCCCAGGTTTGACAAGACACCAGCTTGCACAGTTGTCCCTAGTGGAAACGAAGCTCTCTTTGAGGACACAGCTAATAATAGAAGAATATATGCTTTTACAATAACCATCTTCGTTCCCTGGGATGCCCATGGAGCAACAGATGCTGAAGATACAATGGTAGATGTTCTCGATAGTCTCTTAGACGATTTTGATAAAGACTTCACACTTACTGGCTCTGCCATCATGGTTGACGCAGCACCTAGTGCATGGGGATATCAGGAGAGAGAGAAATTATATAGAACAGCTCAAATTAACCTAAAAGTCAAAACACTATTTGACGTAACACAATAATCTAAAAGTATGTCTACACCATACATCGGAAGACTCGTTCACATTGGTTCTGCACTTGAAGCAGTCAGAGGTGAAGAAGTCGCTCCAACAACTTGGATTCCTAAGACGTTACTCACGGTGGAAGATGTTGCTGAAAAAGTGACATCAGTAGAATCACGTGGGAACATTTGGGGATTCTCTAATGAAGAGCTTGTCGTCGGACGACACGCAGAAGGTGATCTTGAAATGGAACTTGGTAACGAGACCATTGCAACTTTCCTTCAAGCAACCATGGGTACTGCATCATCAGGAGCCTTTAATGGAGTGTACCAACACACATTTACCCTACAGGATGATAATGCACATGACTCACTTACACTTACTGTTGTAGATGAGGTTGATGAGGTTCAGTTCGGACGTGCCATGATTAACTCATTCGGTATCTCAGTTGCAACAGGTGAACTTGTTAAAGCAACTGTGAATTTCATGTCTAATCCGCATACAGATTCAGATGGACATTCAATGACTTATAATACTAACGAGTTCAAATTTGGACATCAGCACGTCACATTGAAGATCGCTAGTGATGCATCTAGTTTAGATGCTGCATCAGCATTGTCTATTAAGGATTTCAATATCACAATTAACAAGAACTTGGTACTTGATAATGCGCTTGGAACTGTCCAGCCAACTGATATCTTGAATCAGTCATTCACCATTGAAGGTTCATTCACACTGAATTCAAACAATAGAACATTTCGTGATCTCATGAATGATGCAACATATCAGGCTTTACGCATGGACATTGTGAATACTGATCAAACAATTGGATCAACCAACCCTGCACTTCGTATTGATCTATCACGATGTTCGTTCTTTGACTGGAGTAAAGATCAACCAAATGATGAACTGGTGACGGAAACAATCAATTTCCGTGCTCTGTATGATGTAGTTAATAAAAATGTAGTGGACGATTTCTATCTAGTGAATCAAGCTGCATCAGTATCTTAATAACTAATTGATTTCTTATGGCAAATCGTTTCGTTGAGGAGAATGATCTAAAACAAATTGATTTGGGGGATGGAGATTGGGTAAAGATTCCAGAAGCAATTTCTTATGGAATCATTGAGTCTTTGGGAACTTTAGATACTAAAGATCCAAAGCAATTAACAGCATTCTTATCTACTTTGCTAAAGGAGTGGAACTTAAAGGATGCTTCTGATGCGGTAGTCCCTATTACCGAAGAAGCAATTAAGAAATTGGAATTCAAAACAATTTCTCAGATAATGGAAGAAGTGAATAAACAATTGGTAGTCCCAAAAGCAAGATAGACTCTCTACATAGGGCGGTAAGAGGCGTAGAGGGTGACAAGGATTATATTGACTACATCATGAGCGAGAAGTTCGGTCTTGATTGGATGCAATATGATTACGCACGGATGAAGAAATTTATTCACATCCTAATAGAACAGGATAAATATCAAGGTCAATTACAGAAAATGCAAGAGAGAAAGATGAATAGAGCTAAGTATAAACGATAATTATGGCAACAGAATCCCTAAGCGTTATAATCTCGGTTGTAGATAAGGCATCCGCTGAACTCAAAACGATTGGGTCTTCTCTTGAGAGTGTCTCAGATCAATTTTCAGCAGTAGGAGATACATTGACCAAAACAGGTACAACTCTATCTTTAGCTTTGACGGCCCCGATTGTTGCTTTCGGGGCTGTTGCTGTTAGTGAAGCAGCTACAGCAGAGGGGGCTATGAGCAAATTCACCACAGTGTTTGCTGAACAGTCAGATGAAATGCTCGACTTCGTTAATGAACTACGTCAAGAAATGCCACAGGCTACTAGTGAAATAGTTGCAATGGCATCTGGTGTACAGGATCTTCTTGTCCCTATGGGTGTAGCTAGGGAAGAAGCTACTGACATGACTCAGAATTTTCTTGAACTTTCCAACCAGATTGCTGCATTTAACGATGTATCACCTGAAGATGTTTTGGACGCAATCAAATCAGGTCTTGTTGGTTCAAGTGAACCTTTGAGGCAGTACGGTGTTGATGCACGTGTAGCCGCATTGGAATCAGTAGCCTTATCTGAGGGACTTCTTGAAGCAGGACAATCCATTAGCGATCTGACACCTGAAGTAGCAGCTCAAGTTCAAGCTCAGGCACTTCTAGCTCAAATTACCAAACAATCAACTGATGCCATTGAAGGCTTTGCAGCCAACCAGGATACTAATATCCGTACTTTCCAGGAGCTTACCGCTTCCTTCACAGACATGGCTGCTGTTGTGGGAGCAATCCTGCTACCAGTCATAGCTCCTATTGTTGAGAAACTAATTGATTGGCTCAATGCATTCTCTAACTTAGACAAGAGCACGCAGACAATCATTCTTGTTGTCGCAGCATTAGCAGCCGCACTAGGCCCAGTTCTCATAGTCTTAGGATTCATGGCCTCTGCCATAGGATCTATTCTTGCGATATTACCTGCCCTTGGAGTAGCTCTGGGGGTTGCTTCAACAGCAATGACAATCATGTTAGGCCCTGTGGGACTTGTAGTAGCAGCAATTGTGGCACTTATTGCAGTAATTGCACTCATAGTTACTCATTGGGAAGAGATAGTAGCTGTCACTGACTCAGCTTGGGATGCGATCAGTAGCACTGTTTCCTCTGCAATAACAGCGGTTAGCGATGCAATTGCCTCAGTATTTGGCACCATTTCAGACTTTTTCTCAGCATGGTTTGAGTTCACAAAGGCAGCCTTCCTCTTTGAGATAGGGTTAATTGCTGGAATTGTGATCACTCTATTTGATGCTCTAGGCATTGATATTGTTCAGATCTTCACAGACATATTCACCTTCTTTGGTGAGATTTGGGAGAGTATTTCCAGTCTGTTCTCCTCATCGTTAGACTTCATAAGTGCTGTGTGGAGCACTGCATGGACAGCAATTTCTGATACTGCATCAACGGTGTGGTCGGCAATTGTTCTAGCCACGTCAACACAATTTGAAAAACTAAAAACAATCTTTTCTTCAGGTCTGGAGATTCTATCAATTGGTTGGGATTCGTTCTGGGAAGGATTGGCAAACACAGTTGAGAGCGTATGGTCTTCAATCAAGAGTATTGTTATTGACAGCATCAACTTTGTTATTGAAAAAATTAACTCATTCATTCAGGCAGTGAATTCAATTGCAGCAGCAGCCAATGTTATCCCTGGAGTCTCGGTTCCTGTCATACCTGAAATCCCAGCACTTTCTTTTGCAGAGGGTGGGATTGTTCCTGGCCCTGTAGGTCAAGCAGTACCTGCCATTGTCCACGGCGGTGAGCAAATCATTCCTGTGGGTGGAAGTGCAAGTGCATCAACAGGAGCAAACATAACAGTTAATGTGACAGGTAATACTATTTCTAATCAGCTTGATCTATCAGATATAGCAATGCAGATAGGTGAAGAAATAATGGGAGTATTTAAGCTACAGACTAAGACTGGATCGTCATAATATGGCTGTAACACTGACAATCAATAGTGTAGATAGAACAAGAAATGTCAGGTGGCGGACATTGAAAGTAGATAACATCCTTACGAATCAAGTTGATACCGCATCATTTGAAGTGTTTTATGAGACTGTTGATAACACATTCCAACCGACAATAGGACATATTGTACAAATTCAAGATGGCGGAGTTGTGGTATTTGAAGGGCCTGTTGTGCGTATTGATGAGAACCCCACAAATTTTAGTAGTATTCTTTATAAGATTCAGTGTACGGATTACACGAGATTCCTGGACAGAAGACTTGTCACGAACTCTTATACGAATGAAAAGGTTGAGGATATTATCCAGGATATCGTAGATAACTTCACAACAGATGGGTTTACAACCACCAATGTTAGTGCGATTTTCACAGCAGACAGCATCAACTTCAACTATGAGTATCCATCAGATTGTTTTAAGCAGCTTGCTGATCTAACAGGGTATGATTGGTATGTGGATGAGAACAAAGATATCCACTTCTTTTCACAGGAGATTAACGTAGCACCGTTTGAACTTACGGATACATCAGCGAACTGGGACACCACATCACTCATTATCAGAAACGATAATAGCCAGATTAAGAACCAGTTCATAGTGCGTGGTGGTGAGTTTGAAGGAACTAAATTCACCTCTGTCATTGATTCAACAGGTGTAGATACGATTTACGGACTTGGTTATAAGTACAATGAATTTGCAGTAACTCTTACAGGACAATCACTAACAATTGGAATTGACCAGATAGATGATGAAGACCTATTTGACGTAATGCATAACAACGAGGAAAAGATCATTCGTTTCCGTGACGCTCGTAAGCCGACTACTGGAGCTGATATCCGTGTCTCTGGTCTACCGCTTCTACCTGTACTTGTGAAAATCTCAGACGCTCCTGCTCAGGCTGCTATTGCTACAGCAGAAGGTGGTACAGGGGTTTACGAAGATATCATCATTGATAACACCATCACTTCAAAGCAAGCGGCACGTGATAGAGCTGAAGCAGAGATTGAGAAATACAAGACTACTGTCATTGAGGGATCATTCACGTCCAAGACATCAGGTCTAAAAGCAGGTCAAATCCTCACAGTAGACATTGCCTCAAGGGGTATAAATACGACGTACATCATCAGCAAGGTACAGTATAAGATGTGGACACCCACACAGATGCAATACAATGTATCCTTAATCTCGACAAAGACATACGGTATTATTGAATGGATGTTGTCTCAGATTCGTGAAGGAAAGAAAGCAATTGAGATTAACCCAGATGAGGTTCTAGATACCATTGAGGCATTTGCTGAGGGTATAGCTATTGCAGAATCAATCACTACTGGAGACAGGACACTTAACACAGAAGAAATGACAGCAGCAGATACCTTTACCGCTTACATTGACAGTCAACCCACCTGGGTCGCAGGTGAATATAAGCCTTCAGCTCTTAATGACCGTAACCGCCCTGGTTTCTCTGACCTAGATAATCTCCTTGGTTCCTAATATGAAAAAAGAATATTTATCACTTAAGGGAATACACACCGTAACGAAATCACGATTAACAGATGATGCTGCTTGGGATATCCAAGCTGAATTAGTTCGTTTGGAATCAGAAGGAAGATATGAGGAGTTCAAGGAGTTGCTGACAGAATTTAATAAAGAATACGGTGTTGAAAGTTTTGTTGTAGAGAATGTGACACCAACTGAGGGACGCACTGAAATTGCTAGGGCATTGACTGGGGATCTCTCAGCAATAGCAGAGATAGAGATTAACTATGTTGCCTTGGGAGACGACAATACTGCTGAGAACATTGCTGATACAGCCCTAGGTAATGAGGTGTTTAGGAAGCAGTTTTCCTCACGTACACATACTGACAACATTGCATATGTAACAGCTTTTTATACAACGGGAGATACTGATGGAACGTATGAAGAGCATGGACTTTTTATCAACGGTGGAGCTGGGGCAGACAGTGGAAGCATTATCTCTCGTCTGCTTCTTGGTGGATTAGTAAAATCGGCCATTGAGACTTTGACGATTGATACGGCCATAACAATTAACGACGCATAGTATGTCATATCAATGGGCTGCGGCTGATGAAATTACGGCTGCACGATTATTAAGAACAGGAAAAAGTATTCACTCCTGTACATCAGGTGAGGCTATTGATGCTTCATCTACTCCTATTGCTGTCTTCTTTGATTCAGCAGATAACTCAGAAGCTAAGATTGCTGACTCTGGAGCGGATGCAACAGCCATCTTCCATGGTTTTGTAGATGGCGCACAAAATGTAGGAGACAACGTGGCAGTATTTGTAAACACAGGGCAGTTTGTAGATGGTTTCTCAGGACTTACTGCTGGTGATGATATTTATCTTTCAACATCAGGAGCCATAGCAAATACAGCAGGTACAGTGGAACTTCCTATTGGTCAGGCTATTTCAACTACAGAAATTTGGGTGCCACCAACCAGGAAGATTGCTCAGGGACAAGGAACACGAACTTCTGGAGAGGGTGCTGGAAACGAAACGATCACACATAATCTGGGTGTTCTTCCAAGATTGATTAAAATAGTATTTACAGCATATCGCTCGTCTAGTCAGGCTGCCATGACAACTGGTGTAGGAACAGCTAATGGCCCAGCAAGTGAAAGCTGTATATGGAATAAAGAAGATAAATTTCAAATAAATCCTTTGGGACAAACAGCAGGCCAAATTATTCACACTGAATTTTCAAATGGAACTGCTGCATGGGAGGCGACAGTATCATCAATCACACCAACGACTGTTGTAATAAACTTCGGCACGGCTAGTGATCATACTCTATATTATCAATATGAAATCCACGGATAAAAAAGTGAATATCAAAGG